CCAATTTTTTTGATAATCTTTGTTATTAACGCAAAACCGGGCATAATCATTAACTCTTGGGTATCCGGTGTTATAATATCCACAAATTAATCCCCAATCGTTGTATTGTTTTCTCAACTTATGTAATAGTTCCATTGAAATCTTAACATTCAAATCAATGTTATGTAATAGTTCCTTTTGGGTAATATTCTTTCCTGTTATCCAATTCGCGGTTTTTGGCATAATCTGCATCGGCCCTTTGGCTCCAACATATGATGTTAGTTTGCCATGGTATCTCCAATCGAACGGCCCTTGATAAGTTGTCTCAAGGTATGCAATGTTATATGCGATGTATTTTGGGACATTGTATTGTTTGGAATATTTTTCAATGGAGTTATAAACTTGAAGACTATATGGTGATGTAACATGACCTTTATTATCTTCAAGATTATATCCATTATCCTCCTTAACAACATTCAATAAATTAAATGTTCCAATAACGACAACAACTGCAAATAAGAAATAAAAATATTTAAACCCTTTTATTACCATTAGTTATCATTATTTTTTGAAGCCTGACCCCAAATGTTTTTCGCATATAAATTAAAGATTGTATATCCAACCGAATCCTCATATGCGGTATATGAACCATCCTTTCTTTTGATAACCAACAAGTTATTGTTCTCATCAATTGCCAATTTGACTTCGTTTCTTTTAACCGAATTTACCAAAAGTCCATTTGAATTTTTTGATTTAATGTAATCGTAATAATAACCTATTGATAGTCCCGCTCCGAAACTCAAAGAGATTAATAAATAAAATGAAATTTCTTTTAGTTTGTTTTTTAATGTTTCAATAATATTTTCCATATGTTTAAATTTTATAATTAAAGTATAAGTAAATGTTTTTCGATAACCAAATTAAAAATTACTGGTGTCGTCTTTCAAACAATTGTTCTCATTACAAGAACATTTTTTTCCACATTTACAAAGAACTTCATCATCACCTAATGATTCATTCATTTTTTGTCTAATATATGAACCTAGTTCGTAATTGTTAGGAAGGTTTTTAACCTCTTCTTCCGTTATAATAATATTTTTAGTCATAATATAATGTTTTGTTTAATAATAAAAAAACTAACCAAAATGTCAAAAATTAAGTTATATTTGTATTAAGTTTGAAAAATAACATATTTATAAGTTATGAAATATATAATCAACGAGGGTCAATATAAATTACTATTGGAACAAGAACAAGACATCTTGAAGGTTCCTTTTGTGGCATTTGGTAATGACTGGGATGTACTACAAAGATTTTTGGAACGAAGAGGAAATCCACCTTATGAGATTATGGATGATTTGAATTTAAGAAGTCATGAAATTCAATCTCTTGGAAATTTAACATCAGTTGGAGGTGATTTGAATTTAAAACATAGTGAAATTGAGTCCCTTGGAAATTTAACATCAGTTGGAGGTGGTTTGAACTTATTTAATAGTGGAATTGAATCCCTCGGAAATCTAACTTCAGTTGGAACTTATTTGTACTTATATCAAAGTGATATTAAATCCCTTGGGAACTTAACTTCGGTTGGTGGTTATTTGGATTTGAGTTATTGTAATATTAAATCTCTTGAAAATCTAACTTCGGTTGGGGGTAATTTGGATTTAACTAGAAGTAAACTTGAAGACCTTGGTAATCTAACTTCAGTTGGTGGTAATTTGTATTTATCCGATAGTAATATTGAAGACCTTGGTAATCTAACTTCAGTTGGTGGTAATTTGTATTTATCCGATAGTAATATTGAAGACCTTGGTAAATTAAAATATGTTGATGGTAATTTGGTTTTGGAAGATACTCCATTATCCAAAAAATATACCAAAGAAGAAATCCGTTCAATGGTAGAAGTTGGAGGTGATATATATTTATAAGTTATGGAAGATATAAAAAGATTAACATCAAAAATTGAATACATTGTATATCAAGAACTAATGGGAAACTTCGACGATATTGATGTTTATGTGGATATAAATTTAACAAGAGAACCAATAATGATTGATAGTTATTTTATTGGGATTGACTGCAATTACAAATATGGTATCGATAATATTGATGCCGCAACTTTTTTGAATGATTTTAAAAAAGTTAGTGATTTAGTTCATTCAGCCGCATCTTCTTACATTATGACATCCAACGGCAGATTAAAAAAACATACAATCGACGATAATGTTCATATCACAGAACCGAGAATCGACAAAATTGAATTTGTCGCTGAAGAAACTCATAAATTTAGCTTTAGTGTTATGGTAATACCTAATTATAATGAACGATAGATTAAAAAGAATCGCAAAAAAGTTGCAACAACAATTTCCGGTTAAAGAATTTAATGAACCTCAAGAAGCATATACAATGTTTTCGGACATTTATATTGAACACAAAGAGTTTTTCAAAATATTTAAACCTGAAGAGATTATCAAATTAGTGATATATATTTATTCTTATAAGAATACAAAGGATTTTGATTATGGTGATAAGATACTTAACAATTTATCATTCTCCGATTTATTGTTAATCACCGAGAAAGAACATATTGCAACTTGTAATCAGTGTGGTGGATATGGTGGATATGATTGTGAAACTTGTTATGGTAGTGGAGAAGCTCAATGTGAGGAATGTGGTGGAGATGGTGAAATAGGAGGTGATATCTGTGACAAATGTTCAGGTAAAGGTGATTCCGAATGTGAGACTTGTGGAGGAACCGGAAATCAAACTTGTGATTATTGTGAAGGAGATGGAGTATATGTGTCTGATGAGTCCGAATATCAATTATACACCATCGCATGTTGGGATAAAGATATGAATAACGCGTGCGAACAAAGTGAAGGCGACCTATACGGCGCATTTACTTATGATTATTTTTTAAATAGATTTGAGAAATATATCATTTTAAACATTGAAAATAATCACGAAAAACTTAACAATGACTTACAAATGGATGCAATGTATGCCACATCTTATGATGATAATCCCCATTTATTTATTTCAGGTCAAAAGACATTAAAAATATTCAATATAGGATTTTCACTAATTTATAAATATAAAGCATAATGTTACCCGTAAAAACCTTTTTAAAATTCTTACAAAAATCAGGATATCCAAACACAAATGTTGACCCAATTACCATCGCAACGGCCGCATCATACCCATTAGAAAGGTTTATTAAAGACCTATCTGAAGAGATAGGAATGGAAGGAACCCATGAATTTGTTGAGAAAGTATTCTCGTCATTAGGTCTAACTTATGAACCGGGACTTAAATTAGACCTCGGTGGTGGTGATTACATGCACCTCATAATTAATGGTTTTGACCTTAATGAAGGTGAAGATGATGATATTTTGGAGGTGTGGATACATTATAGTTGGGGTGAGAATCGTTTAACTATAAATGACGATACACATACAACATTGGCAGATATATGGGATGAGGCCGATATGGGTGATATGGGAGAGGTTAGTGAAATTCAAGATGACATTCAAAATGAATTTAGAGATTATATTTACGCTAAAACAGGAATCATAATACACTTCGATTCAGAAATATAAAAAAAAAGAGAGACCGAAGTCTCTCTTAAAGGGCTGACAAAAAATGTCTAGCATCCACCACCAAGTTTTACTAAACTTGGAAAATTATTCAACACTCAAATTTTCCCGTTTAATCACAGAGTTTACTAACTCTTCGACTTTTTTTGCCGACATATAACTAATAACATCGTCACCACCATCAGGATAGAAAAAATTAGTTATAAAGTCTCCAGTTTCGGTATTAAAAATCGCAACTTCGAAAGTCTCAACAAAATCACCATACAATCCTCTTGCACCTCCAACAATTGAGAAGGTAACACGACCATCTCCAAATCTTGTCATTCGACCTTCACCACCACTATATTGGTGTGGTTTAGACCATTTAATTATATCCTTAATTGTTATCATTCCCTTTGTTTTACAATATTCTATCAATTTGTTTCTAATGCTTCGATTTTAGATTTTGTAATTAAATGTTCCGCCAAACTATAAGCATCAACACTTGTAGTGATAATTGAGTTAACCAAATGTTTGTGTGGAATGTGAATTAAAAATTCAACTCCATTAAAGAATGTTAAATCTTCTTTCATTTCGATACACCCTTGAACCATTTTCAAGAATAACTTGAATTGTGTCGCATTTACAAATGTTTCGTTTAATAAAACTCCAAATGTTTCGTGTTGGATTTTAATATTGTGTGATGGCATGTTCATATCAATTATTTATAGTGCAAATATAATACTTTTTTTCTAATATCAAGCGAATTTTTTTAATCCCTTTGTGGTTTGTTCAATTATTTCATTCAAAATCTTCATATCATCCTTGAATTTATCGTATTCATTCGTGTCATATTCTTTAATCATTTGGACATTATCAATGAATTTTTCATATTCAAAACTTTTGAAGAAACTAGTAATTTTTTTAACATATGAAAGAGATTTTTCATATTTTTGTTCTTCCATAAGTCTTAACCTATACTTGAATATCAATTTAATAATCATTTCTTCATCCCATCCATTCCCAAATAAATCGGACTCATTATGTGCTCGAGTATCAACTTGATTAAAAATTTCAATTTTCCCGGATAATATTAAATTCTTTTCCTTACAATAAAACGCAAGTTTATTATAATTCCCTTTTTTTTCATTTTTCTTATCAATCAAATACGCCAAGAATCCGGCTCTAGTATATGAGTTAAATGTTGTTTCACTTCTTTGACCCGCAGTACACCATTTAGTATTCGCACCATATTTTACCGAACCTTTGAAAGTATTTGGAATTAAGAATAGGATATCATCATCTTCATAAATCACAGAAATATGTTCATCTCGATTAAATGTTTTTTCTTCTTTAATCTTTGAGATGTTTATGTTTGAGTTTGCTAAGTCGGAGAATCTTCTATATTCTTGAGAATAGATATCTTTATTTGGATTATAAGGTAATAAGGAATCAAATAATTTAACCTGACTAATTAATATTTCTGCGGAAGGGATTGAAGTATACCCATTGAGTTTTAACATCCAAGAATCCAACATATACTTCAAATACTTCTTGGTTGGAGTATTATCTCCATTCGCAAATTTTTTGAATGTTGTTTCAGTAATTCTACTATAATTTTTTCTTAATTCTTCTACCTTTGACATCTTCTATTATTTTAATATTGAATAGCAAAGATAATAAAAATTTTTTAACTACCAACCAAAAACTGAATACAATGCCCAAATTAAAAATGAGACGAAAGAAATGGGAATGAAGAAATCCCAAAATTTACGATTAAAAATCCGTTCAAACATTCTATTATAGTTCATTTTTAACATTTTATATTATTAGATAGCAAAGATAATAAAAATTTTTTAAAACGGACAATATTCTTTTCTTGGTCTTAAGATTTCGTGTTTTTCCCGAATTATTTTCTCAGCAATTGCATCCCGAATAAACCTTCCAACATCAACATTTAACGATTTCATTTTTTGGAGCGTATTATGTTGCTCTTCTGAAATCCTAATTACCTTTGTTTTCGTGTATCTCTTCATAATTGTAATACATTTTGTTCATCTAATTGCAAGTTATAAAACAGTTTTAGGTTTATACATTTCCTTACCTGTTCCATTACAAGCACCGCATTTTGGAGAACCGTTATGGTCGTAATATCCACTTCCATTACAAGCGGTGCATGGTCTTTGTTTCCATCCCTTTATATTTTTCTCAAAATGCTCTATTCGTTTCTGTTTTCGTTCTTTGAAGTCCATAAAAACCGTTTTATAACAAAGGCTATAAGCAATTGCCTGTCAGCGTTTGTTGGTTAATTGAACAGTATTCACAAGGCAACTGCTCATAGCCTCAACCGTTATAAACAATTTTTACACATCCTTATTCAACCAAATTATCATCTTATCAAATCCCTTTCTATAACCAATAATTCCAAATATTAAAGATGTTGGATATGCTATGAATAATTTAACTATGTATTTTATATCTTTTTTTGTCATTTTCATATTAAAACTGTTTATAACAAGGTATATACGAAATACCCTATTAAGGTTTGTATTTAATTTAAAGTTTTGTGTTAGGGTACTTCGTATATACCCAACCGTTATATCTAATTTTCAAAAATTACTTACCAACATATTCAATCAAATATTGAGATAATGTAAATCCATTTAGATTTGTTCCTTCTAACTCAACCAACACATTGTTATTTTCATCAAGTATTTTACAATTATCATCGTCAATATCATATTCAATACTACCATCAAACGTATCAGAAAAATAACAATGTTTCCAATCATCCAATGTGTGTTTTATCTCAAACATATTATCTTCCAATATTTGATTGAGTTCTTTCCATTTATTTAAGTTTTTGCTATTCATATTATTTTGTGTTAAATTTTTGAAAACTAAGATATAACAAATGATAAACAACATTATAACGATTGTTTATCATCAATCGTTATGTGTAAGTGTTATGTTCATCGTTCTAATAAACATTTCGGTTGAAAATTTTAAAAGAAAAATCTGAAACAATTTAAAACCTATTAATTGATAAGATTTTTATTAATTTATCATCCTTAATAGTAATTTCATCTTCATTAGGATGTAATGAAAATGTTAATATAGTTTCATAAAAATCAATATTATTTGATTGTGTTTCTATTTTGATTAGCCACAAATCACTTTTTTTTATTTTTTGATTTTCTCTTTTAGCATTATAATATAAATAATCTAACATATCATCGTGAAAATCATTAACATCACTAACAAAGTGATTCCCTATTTTATCAACATTTATATCATCTTTAGTTTTAGCGAAAACTAATCTATATAACACTATTTTCTGTTCGTTTTTTAATTCTCTAAGTGATTCTATTTTACCATCCAATACTTCCTGTGGCTCTACCCAAATCAACCCAGCATCTTTATTAGAAATGTTATCTAATAAATCTGAATAATTATGTCCAAATATTGTTTCATTACTAACATCCTCATTTAAAAATTCTCGTATCGTTGTTTTAATAAATTGTTTCATATCTTTCATCGTTTTCTTTTATATATAAATATTAATATTTAAAATTCCCACACTTCTTTTTCTTTTAAAATTTTTGTTCAGTTCTTCGATTAAACGTTATACCTTAATTAACCACACCTACACATAACAAATGATAAACAACATTAAAACGATTGTTTATCATCAGACGTTATATGCAATGCTACGTTATCTCTTCGTATTAAGTTTCGTGGTTATAATCTTTTTGTTTTATTTTTTCAGCCCCACAAAAGCTACTACTTTTTCATATCCAAGTTCATTCAAAGCATTTACTCTATGTGTACCATCTATTATAGATAAATCTTTATTCAAAACTATTGGTGGATAAGTATTGAATTTTAAAATCTTTTCTTTATATTCTTCAACCAAATCATCATCAATATAAAACTCGTCTATTTCAATATCAGAAATATTTACTTCTTTAACAATATATTTCTTATACCTTTCAATCCTCTCACCTAAATCACCATCAATAAAATCATCTTTAGTGTGATGTATTCTTTGTGAATATCCATATACATCTGCTTCATCATATATTTCACCGATTTTAATATTGTTTGATGAATATTGCTCATTCAAATATTCACGTATAGTAGTTGCTATAAATTTTCTTAGTTTCATATTAATAAATAGTTATTCTATATATAAATATTCAAATTCATCGTAAGCAAACCTTCTCATACACCCAACCGTTATATACAATAAAAATTATTCATCCTCCTTATAATGTACCGCAAAAGATTTTCCGTTCATTACTCTTAATCCATCTTTTAACTTTTTTATTGTAGTTTTCAGTGAACAGAATGGTAGTGGTTTTGCTATATACCACTCCAAATCTTTTGCTTGTGCTGTGTTGGAAGTGTCTGCTTCTTTCAATAATTTGTCTAATAATATACTCATAATTTTTACGATTTGCTAACAAGCAATATGTGTAATTGCCTATTAATATTTATACTAATTTTTAAGTTCAGTGCATGGCAACTACACATATTGCCAGCCGTTATAAACAATAAAATTAAAAAACTATCATCCAAATTAAGTAAGTAAATAAGAAACCAAAACAAAATGATAACCAACAAATTAAGAAGATGTTAGGTCTTTCAGGTTTCATATTTTTTCTCCTGATGTTCATAGCCGTCCAAGCTGCAACTAAACCTCCAATATAGTTCATATTTTTTAATTTTACTGATTTATAACAGCAAAGATAATAAAAATTTTTTAATGTGGAAGATTTTTTTTGGTTTGTCTTTGTCGGTTTTTTCCATCATTATCATTGTTTTTACTGGTTTATGATGGATATATCCGGAGATTACCAAAAACAAAAAACCCCTCACCAAGGTGAAGGGTTAGATTACGCTTTGTTTTCATACGTATTCGGCGTTTCGATAAAAAATATAGGCTGAGAATACACCTTATTTTGAGAATCTTTAAAAGGATTATTGTTTCCCTTTATTTCCACATTCTTTTGGAATGTAATTCTCATCGCCGATTGGTTAGACCAATCACTCCTTGAGGTTTCAACTACTCTTTTATTACTTAACTCTCTTCAAGCTTGCGGCCTGATTCAGAATTCGACTCCTTAGAGGTCTTTGGTAAAAATACACTTCCACTTGCGGTGTTAGTGTGCCACGGACAGCCCGTGACTAAGTAGGCGACTTTCGTTAAAACCTAGTGAACACTTGTGCTTATAATTGTTTTAGAATACTTTGACATTTTCCTTAATAATGATAAGTGTTTGTGTTGTGGATGGTAGAAGTTGTGGTCCACTATAAGCTCCGTTATCTTTTGAACAACAGAATACTAAACAACTCCTTGAGATATCCCTACCTCCATATTTCAAGTTTACTTCAAAAAGAGACCTTGGTAGGTCATCCTTAGGGATGATAGCGACACCACTCGTTCTTCATCTTACCTTTCGATTTTAAGCCAACTATAATATTGGAACTCGCAATGATATGATTGGATGACCATACTTTTCACATAATTCCTATCGGTTATTCTTATAGGAGTTCCCTCCGCAACTTGACAACCCACATTGCCAAGTCACCCAACCACTTTCGCTAAAGCGTTGCCCTCACTACTGAAGGTTGGATGATATCCGACTTGTATACTCGAGCTCCGTTGCCGAAGCCGCAAACCTGTTAACACAACAGATTCACTTTATCCTACTTTCGTAGTTTATTTAACGACCATATACGGCCGATTATCGTTTCTCAAATTAACATAATTCCGAAGAACTACATTAACCTGATGGATAATTCATTTTTTTCAAAGAACTCGTTTCGGTTATTCCCGAATTGTTTTACAAAGATAAGACATTTTTTTCATTTGTCAAGACCTTTGTTGTTTTTTTTTTAGATTACTATATCTATTGCGGTTATATGTTTCATTAACACTTTAAATGCGAAGGGTTCCCGTAGTCACTTTCCTCACATACAATAGAAGCCCTACGGACCTATACTATTTTCTGTAATCATTTTATTCTGAATAATTCTTTCGACTTCTTCAGAATTGTTTTACAAAGATAAGACATTTTTTTCATCTGTCAAGACCTTTGTTTTTTTTAGTTGCGAGAGAGGGAATCGAACCCCCGACCTCAAGGTTATGAGCCTTGCGAGCTACCGCTGCTACTATCTCGCTATATATTTTTTATTTCAAAGAACTTATTTCCTAATTGGACTACAAAGATACAACATTTTTTTCATCTGTCAAGACCTTTGTTAAAAATACCCCACCTAATATTTTTGTTTTTACACTCGATACCGGTGGGGTTGTTTTTGAGACTCTCATCTCATTTGTTCCGCAAATTTAAGACAAAATTCTCATCTTGTCCGTATTTTTTTTTTGCGTGATATAAAGTTGGGGGTATTTATCCTTACGGATGAGATAATAAATATACGATAGTTTATGAAAAATCCAAATTTTTTTTATATCTAATCAAATATTTTTATATTTATAATTATGGAAGTTAAAATTAACGATAATATCTTTAAGGTTAAGACCTTAATTGACGAGAAGTCCAAGTATATCGGGATGATGGGCAAGAAATTTGATGAAACCTTTAACGGGCTATTATTTTTAATGGGTGGTAGCAAACAATGTTTTTGGATGAAGAATTGTATTCAAAATTTGGATATCATCATTATTAAGAATAATGTAATCGTAAATATCCATCATAATTGTCCTCCTTGTAATAGTAAGGAATGTCCAAGTTATTGTGGAAATGGTAATATTGTATTGGAAATTGATGGAGGTTCTTGTGAAAGACTTGGTATTGAACCAGGTGATAGTGTTGAATACCTATTTTGATTCTTTAATCTTCTCTTTCAATTTTTTCTCAAACTCAGCGGCTATCATTTTGGTAAACTTAACAGATGGAGAATCATCTTTCTCGGAGTCATATTTATATTTACCTTGGGGTGGTCTTTTGCTTCTCCCCATATAATTTAATCCTGAGATATTTGTAATACATTTATGTCCTCCACTATTTGCTTGAATTAAATCCCAAGCGTTAATACCAATCTTATCCAACATTTCTTTATGTTCTTCAGGTAATTCGGTAAATGGTGTTTCCATCATTTCTTGAATATGGTCTAATATTTCTTCTCCACCTTCCATTGTGGTAAACTTATCACCATATAATGCTTTGAAATCTTTAAAGGTAAATCCAACACTTGCCGGTCCAAAATCTTTTGATGATTCTGAAATCCATTTTATTGTTGATAATGGAATGGTTCTTTGTTTTAACTGACCTTCCCATTTCCCTAATACTTCTTGAGCAATCTCACCCAAGTTAACTCCTTTTAATTCTCTTTCTTTTTTAAAAGGATTACAAGACGCCTGAACCAATCCTAATGGCCAAGCCATAATTAAGAAGTCGGCGTCAGGATTATTTCGAAATGGTGTGTATCTATCATAAGAACCCGGTTTAAACATTGACCCTCCACCATATTGGAAAATAACATTATCCTCAACTTTAGGATAACCTTTCATTGTTTCTCTATAATCTTCTGCATTCTTTTGTAATTCCTCCGGAGCTGGAGCATTCGTTTTTTTCATCCAATCTTTAATGTTTGTCAATATTGACATCAAAGAAGGATTGGAATTCATCACCAAAGATTCTAAAAACCCTGGTTTATTTTTAAATGCCAATATTAACTTATTGATAACAAACCCAAGCAACATTTTGTTTTTCTGTAAACTCTTATCTTTATCAATTCTAAATAAATAATTAACCACTTCATCAGGTGTAATATCATATTTGGCAAAATCTGCTGAATCGACAGTACTAATTAACAATATATCCGGAGATGGAAAAATATCTTTTGGTGAAACTATTTGTGAAATTGTTTCAACATTTGAACGGGATGACCTAAATGATGTTGATTTGGTATCTTCAGCACCTGCCTGTCTATCGTGATGGTCTGTGTGGATAACAAACATCGGTTTACCATGGGCAAAATCGACTAACACCGGCATTGTATCACCAGTTGCGTCATTTTTCTTAACCGCAAATTCTTTATCACCATATTGAATGATATGAGCATCAACCACATCAATACCATTATTTTTAAGGTATTCTTTCATTGAAACTGCGGTAGTTACACCATCTAAATCCTGATGGAAATATATTTCCGCTTTTGGATATCGTTTAGCCAACGCTTTGATATCTCGTAATCCCGATTCTTTAATTAGTTTTTTCATTATTTAGCTTTAGGAATACTATTGTAATTTACCTTTTTTACGGTATAATTTGGTACTAATTCTAATTTACTAAAATTATTGGAGTTTCGTCCAACTAATATAACCTCATTATCTTTTCTTTTGTCGATTCTAATACGAACAGACCCAGTATAAGGTACTTTGGCTATCGGTCCAATTTTCCAAGTAAGTAATTCTTCAGTATAGGGATACAAATAACCATCACTACCTATAAATCCTGAGAAATTTGTGATGTCATTATCAATCGCAAAAAATAATTTACCTTTCGTCTTCTGTTCTGAAATAACCCTTTTTACGATATTCATTAAATCTTGTTCCGTTAATTTTATAATTTTCTTTTTCATTTTATGATTTTAATGTTAATAAGTATTTTAATTTATTGATTTCGGCCAACATCTCATCTCTAAGATTAAGTAAATCAGTATCGTATCTTGAATCTAATTGGTCTGTCATATCTACTAAAAATTCAGTAATACCATCCAAGAAGTCTTGAACACTAATTGTTTTAATATCCTGAAACATAATTGAAAATTCAGGTTCAAATTCCGGTCTTCCGTATTTACCCATCATGGCTTCAGCGAACATATCAATCATATCACCTAAATTATCATAGATATTACCATACGCTCTATGTTTGGCATCACCATAGGTTTGCCAATGTAAAAATTTAAATTGTAATTGGATTTGGACTAGTTTTAATATTAATTCTTCTTTCATTATATCCCTTTGACAATAAATATCCACAAAATAAAAAAAAGGGTCATTAAGACCCTTTTAATTAAATTCCAATTTTGTTTGTCGGTTTAAGTTGATAAAATGTTGAACCCTTTCTTTTGCAATATTTGCGTAGTTTTCACTCAACTCGATTCCAATCCATTTTCTACCTAATGTTTCGGCCGCAACCAAACTAGTACCCGAACCAGTGAATGGGTCAAGAACAACATCATCCTTATAGGTTAAAATTTTAATCGCTTTTACAGGGATATCTAAACTAAATGTGGCCTTAGTCAATGATTTTGTGTCCGCAAAATAATTCCACCTACCAAAAACCAAATTCATAAATTCTTTTTTATCCTCATCCTGATAAATCATTTTTTTCTTAATATTACCATCCTCATCTTTAACTTCAGTTGGAACTCCTTTCCATTGAGATTCACCTTTGTTTAATTTTTTGGGTGATTTCTTGTAGGCTAATATAATACATTCTTTTGGGTTGTAGATGTAAGGTGCCGATGCTGACATCCAAGAACCCCAAGCCGTCTGTTTAACTCTATGGGGACTATCCTCAGTTAAATCCACCATCCCGAAGAATTTGAACCCAACTTCTTTCATTTTCATCCAAAACTCGGAGTTGAATAGAATTCTTCCTCCTCTTTCTTGGACATTCATTTCAATTGGAACATTGACCGCAATTCTCCCATCATCTTTAAGAACCCTGAAAGACTCCGATAACCAATCAATGGTGAATTTCCAATAGTCATCCATAGACAAACCATCGTCATATACATCATATTTGATGTTGGCATTGTATGGTGGCGATGTGACAATTAAGTCCACACTACCTTCAGGTAATGTTTTCATTACCTCAACACAATTCCCATTTATTATTTGTCCCGTGACATCTTCAATCTTTTCTATTACACTCATTCTATTACTTACTTATATTCTTTTCCAAATTGTTAATTTTTCTATCCAAATAGAATTTAGCCTTTTTGAGGTCTTCTAATTCCTTATTAACACCTTTTTTTCCCGCCCTTGAAATATACTTCACAGTATTTCCGAGGTGGAAGTCCAAGTCCCAATTCTCTATCACTTTTATTGCTTCATAAACATTCTCTGACCCTCCGTAATGTTCGGGGTGGTTAACCATTTCTTTATTATTTTCCATTTTTAATTTTGTTTTGTAACGTAATAATCTTTTCCGTATTTGGATTCCTCCAAGATGTTTTGCAATACCAATTCATTAATAATCTGAATGGTCTCTTCAATTGGTTTCTTGACAATATATTTTGATATATAATCAATGTGGATAGGCTGTCTTAATTTACCTGATAATAATTTTGTGGTTTTGTCATCTACCATATATTAAAATTTATATTTCCATTTTTTCTTCATATATTCAAAATATCGATATCTCTTATTTGGATTATATAAAAACCAAGCAACATAATAATCAAACCACCACTCAATTTTAAGTAACACTTTTTTAACTTTCAAACATCTTAAAATTTGTTTTGACGATTTACCTTTACTATATAAATCATACACATATTCACTTAACTCGTCTTGAAAGTAGAATACCTCCGTCTTACCATATAATTCAACTATGGTATCCGATTTAAGTGCGGTTAAGGTTTTTTCATAATTAATAAATCTTCTATTTAGGCCCATACTTTAAAATAATAATGAAAAATAATTAAGAGTCAAAATTTTTTATTCTATCCAAATTTGTTGTTTGATAAATGTAACTTATTACCTTTCTTTTTGTTATTGGAACTAAAGTTTGTTCCATCGGTAAATCTTGA